ACACAGATGAACTGATGTTTTTTTGTAGAGAATTTGAATCTATCAAAAATTTTGTCGTGAATCAATATTTCGAATTGAAAAAATGTGGACATGTAGATTATGCAATCAGTATGTGGTCCTATATTCAAACAAAAGATTTACCTCCATCAAATTATATATGGCACACACACTCAAAATTAGATGGAGGCAGAACCCAATTAAAAACTGATTACACATTTGTTTTCTATGTACAAATACCCCCCAATTTGGAGAACGGAGAAGGTAATTTATTAATCAAAGATAATAATGATTCCGTTCTTACAATAACCCCAAAAGAAGGTGAAATCATTTTTTTCCCCGGATATTTATGGCATGTTCCAACACACACACCAACATCAACTATTGATAGGGTTGTTATTGCAGGAAATATTTCTTCAGAATTTTTATTAAATACCGTATTGATATAATAGATATGATAATTTACATACCCAACTTTTTGAATAATTCTGAATGTGAATATTATATTAATTTGTTTAAATCAAATGATGTAGAATTTATGGAATGGATTCAGACGTATAATAAATTTGGTGATGATGATGTACTAAAATTTTATTATCTCGACTTGACAGAAAATAAATTTGAAACTGACAAATTTCCAAATTATATTTTCAAAAAATTAAGAATACAAATGGTAAACGAATCTATAGACCAATGTAAATCTCCACATACTCATGTCAATCCTTGGTCGTTTGTTATTTTCCTGAATGAAAATTTTACAGGTGGGGAACTGACTTTTGATACTGTTGAATATAAACCCAAAACAGGGGATATGGCTTATTTTTCTGGAGAAGAACGACACAAACTAAACAACTGTATTGGGGATAGATATACATTAATTGGGGGAATGTTGAATAATCCTTTAAACATAAAAACAGGAAAATTAATTTGAATTTACTATGATTGTTTGTTATGAAGATTTTTTAAATCCTTTAGAATGTGAATACTTTACAAATTTATATGATGAAAATATTAATGGATATTGTGATGACGAAATATACAAGTTTTACTTTATTGATTTAATGAATAAAAAATTACCAATCGAAAAATTTTCAACTTTCATATTCAAAAAGTTTCGAGTTCAAGTGCTTAACGAATCAATAAACCAGTCAATAATTCCACATCGACACGTCAATCCATGGTCTTTTATAATTTTCCTTAATGACAATTTCACAGGGGGTGAAGTAATTTTTGATAATACTGAGTATAAACCCAAAATTGGAGAAATGATTTACTTTTCAGGAGAAGAAATTCACAAAGTAAATAATTGTATCGGAAACAGATACACATTAGTTGGATTCATGAATAATAACCCTATGAATGTAAAAAAAAATACCCTTATATGAAAAAAAAACTTTTGATTACAATGGGTTGTTCTTTTACAGAAGGAGTTGGGTGTTATGACCCTGAAGTTGTCTCATACAAAGTTGGGGGTAAAATAAAGTATAAAAAAACAGAAGAAGTTTATTATATTAGTAAGGAAAGATTTCACAAATATTCTTGGCCTTCATATCTTCAAAAACAGCTCAATTATGATATTTTAATCAACTTAGGTTTTGGAGGTTCATCTACCTCGGGTAATGTAAAAGTTTGGTTTGAAAAATATTATGATAAAAATTTTTCTGACGAGTTTGATGTTTTACTCCTTTGGTTACTCCCCTCTCCGACTCGGTTTTCGTTTTATAGAGATTCCACGGTTATGAATATAAATCCATTGATGGAAAAAAATGTTTATAATGTATATAGTTATGACATTGGAAAAGAATATTTGAATTTCATCGACAACTTGGATATAGATCCAATTTTAGAACAAATCTTTTATATCAAAATTATGGAGGAACATTGTATTTCTAAAAAATATAAATTCTTGTATACTCCAATCAATTTCCAACAAAACATTTTTTTTGAGAAATTCCATAATATAAACCACATGATGAAGTTCAACCAATCTATTTTTCCAAATTTAAAAGAAAATTCAAATATGAAATCGCTTGTTTGTGATCATCCAAATGAGATTGGATATGAATATATTTCTACTAGGTTATATAATTGGATAAAAGAAAATGAACCGGAATTAATTTCGGAAACGACTCCGAATTTTTTTGAATCAAAATGGGATGGATATCCAATATTAAAAAATCTAAATAAAGTAAAATTACCTATCTAATGATAAAATTAAAAAATGTATTATTATTAAAATAGATGAAACCCGAAATAGATTTAAAAAATTATTTTTGTTCAGTTCCATTCAAGAACTTGGAAATACACACTAAGGTCTGTTTTGCCTGCTGTCCATCTTGGCTTCCGAACAAAATAGAAACATCAGAAATCCCATTAAAAGAAGTTTGGAATAGTGAACCGATGATTGATATTCGGGATTCAATAATTGACGGATCGTTCAAATACTGTGATAAAGAATTATGCCCATATTTGAGTAAACTCATAAACTTCGGTGAGGTATCTGGTCCCCTTCAATTAAAAACTGAATCGACTCCTAAATCTCCAATTTTGAGTGAGGGTCCAAAAGTCTTAGTAATGAATTTTGATAGGACTTGTAATTACAAATGTCCATCTTGTAGAGTAGATTTGATTGTTGAGGATAAAAAAGGGATACAACGAATAGAAAAAACAATAGAAGAGATAGACTCCTTTTACTCCAAAGACGTTAAGACATTGTACATAACAGGGTCTGGTGACCCTTTCATATCAGTTGGATTCAGAAACTATTTAAGAAATTTTGACCCAAAAAAATATCCCAAATTAAAGTCCATTCATTTTCATACTAACGCATCAATGTGGAATAAAGAAATGTGGGATAGTATGCCAAATGTACACAAATACGTTAAAAGTTGTGAGATTAGTATAGACGCAGGAACAAAAGATACTTACGAAAACAAAACAAGATTAGGAGGAAAATGGGATAATCTGATAGAAAATTTAAATTTCATAAATACAATACCAAGTTTGAAGTATATTAAAACATCATTTGTAGTACAAGATTCAAACTACATGGAAATGGAGTTATTTTATAATATAATGCATTCTATTTTTGGAAAAAAAGTTGCAGTATTTTTTGGTAAAATAACTAATTGGGGAACATTTAGTGATGAGGAATTCAATTTGAAACAAGTTTGGAATGTGTCTCACCCTGACCATGAATTATTCGTAAAGGAATTCAGTAAAGTAAGTAAGAATAAATACATGTTTCATAATTTGTATGAATTTAGTGATAAATCCAAAACTTTAATTTGATGAGGATTTTAATTCTATCACATACAAGATGTGGATCAACTAACTTATGTAAGTGGTTATCGAAGGAATTAAAAATTGAATTGGATGAAACTCCATATGATAAGAAAACTTTTTTATCAGTTTTTGAAAAAACAAGTATAATAAGAAAAATTGTTATTGAAGAATTTATCCCACCAAATTATATAATCAACAAATTTGATAAAGTAATTTGTTTGACTAGAGAAAACAGTGTTGAAGCCGCCATAAGTTTTATTGTCGCTCGAAACAGCAATTATTGGCACGTAGATTATGAAGTTTCCAATAATTGGATTCTCGAAAATAAAAATGAAATAATACTCAGAAAAAATAGATATGATTACATGAAATCCATTCTAAATAAATTCAATACATTACAAATAAAATATGAAAATGTCTACATCGATAACTCTCACCTTGAATCGATAATGAATTACTTAAATATATACAATCCGAAACATTTAGATATGCTTAGTTATGATAAAAAATATAGAAAAGACACACATAATTTAGTACATGACTTTGACGGAAAAAATATTATTTAGTAAAGAAGAGTGTCAATCTATTGTTTGGGATAACACTAAAAATGTAAATAATCATTCATACGTAAGTGACAGAAGATATTTTTCACAACAAATAGTATACAGTGAGGATACAAAATGGTTATTTTTTAAACTCAAAGAATTCTTTGAAGACGAAACAAAATTAACAATTAATTATATAAAAAATAAAATACATTTTCATAAATTTGTTGAAGGTGATTGGTTTGGAAAACATAATGATTCGATAGATGATAGGATGTTTGCAGTTGGTGTTTTGTTAAATGATGATTTTGAAGGTGGTGATTTCAAATTATATAATCCTAATGAATATACATTGAATAAATTAATTGGAAATACATACATATTCGATACAAGAATCGATCATGAAATAACTCCAATATTGAATGGTGAAAGATATTCTTTATTATGGTTTTTACAAAAAGACCATTTAACAAAAAAAACAATAATTTAAATGGAAATT